GAGGCAAACTGCAATCAGTGTCGTTAAAAAAGCTAGTAAAGTAGCTAGTGATCTGGCAGGTCTAACTCCGTCAATAGCCAAGCTTTTTGATGCAAAGAGCACCGCTACAAAAGCCATGCTTCATGCCAAGCGTACAGGCGGTAAGTCTAACCTTGGTGCGGCCCTGCAAATTGAGATGGCTTTGGATGAAGCCAAGCGGTTTGAAGAGCAGTTAAAAATGTTGTTTATGCAATCTGGGCGTATAGACGTGTGGAATGCAACCAAAGCCCGTCAAGCTGAAATGGACAGGGATGATGCCAAAGAGATGGCGGCCTTACACGCTGAAGAGAAAAGGCGCAAAGAAGCTGAAGCCGAACAGATGCAGTGGGCAGTTGCCATTGTGATTATTGTGATGTTTATTGGTGCTGTTGGTTGGGGTATTAATGAAGTCTCTGATCTGTGTGCTAGATCAAGGTGTGGTCGGTGAATGAGTACCAAAAGCAATTTGACCTCTTCCTTAAAGTCTTTGTGCGGTTGTGCATTGCTTGGTGGGTACTTGGGTTTCTCCAGTTCCTGCCCGATGACTTGTCAAATAAGATTGTGAATAAACTACTTGGAATGATTGGACTAGGATGAGTGACGAAAAGCCAGCAGACATACTAAGCAAGGTGCTGTCCTATGTGGATAGCCCGTTTAAACTGTTCGCGCTGATACTCATGGCGGTGTTTGCGTTCTCTGGATATTTTGTTTGGCAAAACCAAGAACTGCTGATGGGCGCATACAAAGAATCTAAGAAGATGCCAAGCATTGTTGAGGACAGGGTAGAAGATGCCGCCGCTCATTTGTTTAAAACCACCAACGCTACCATTGTTGCTGTGTTCAAAGTAAACCCTATGTTTGGAACCAGAGTTCTGTACCGTGCTTATACCAAAGAAGGCAGGGACAAAACCAATGACGGTCTTGACGTTGGCTTGTTTACCCAGAACTCCGCCAACAACGCAGATGTGGTCAAGCTGATGGCAAGCGAGATACCTTGCGGGGAATATAAGTCAGCGCAATCCGAGATGGGTTTGTGGTACATCGCCAAGGGGGTTGCCTACACTTGCCGAATTAGCATTCCACCTGACCCAAACAGATTTGTAGGTCAAATTACTGTGGGATGGGATAATGAACCTACTGATATTCAGGTGACAAGAACCATGATGGATATTGCGGCAACCATGCTTTCAAGGAGTAAACAGTAATGGCTCAGTTTGAACCAGCCTTTGAGCAGATGATGAAAGACGAGGGCGGCTACGTCCTCCACGAAGTACCCGGCGACACGGGCGGTATGACCTACGCAGGTATTGCTAGGAACAAGAACCCGCAGTGGCCCGGCTGGGCGCTGGTAGATAAGAAAGAGTTTGGTGGCTCCCTTACGCCTATGGTGCGTGAGTTCTATCGGATTGAGTTTTGGGACAAGATGCGCGGTAATGAAATTTCAAACCAAGAAGTAGCCAACACCATCTTTAACTTTGGTGTAAACGCAGGTATGGGCATGGCTGTAAAGCTGGCTCAGTTGGTCATTGGCGCTACTCCAGACGGCGGTATTGGTGCTAAAACCATCGAGAAGCTTAACCAGATCACGGACGGCCAGCGGTTCAAAGAATCCTACGCTTTGGCAAAGATTGCCCGCTACGTTGAGATATGCAACAAGAACCCTGTGCAGGTCAAGTTCCTCAAGGGCTGGATTAACCGCACATTGAAAGGCCTAGCATGAGCTTGCTTGCCGTTGGATCAATCATTGAAGCCGTGGGTAAGGTTGCAGGCGACCTGATTACCACTGACAAAGAAAAGATGGAGATGGAGATTGAGCAACGTAAGCTTGATCTTGAAGAGAAGCGCATCGACCAAGCCACAGATCTAGCGCAGATCGAGGTTAACAAGATTGAAGCCGCCTCATCCAGTGTGTTTGTTTCAGGCTGGAGGCCAGCCATCGGTTGGATTGGTGTAGCGGCTATGGGCTATCAGTTTCTGCTGTATCCATTGTTTCAGTGGGCATGGAAATACTTGCAAGCTATGGGCTGGGTTCCTATTGGTATGGATCCCCCGCCAGTACTAGACGCAGACCAACTTTGGGTGATATTATCAGGCATCTTGGGCATTGCCGGCATGCGTTCTTTTGAGAAGACCAAAGGCGTTGCCAGTAAATAAGGGTAGCTCATGGCGCTTAAAAAACTTGTACTAAAACCGGGCGTTAACCGGGAGAACACCCGTTATACCAACGAAGGTGGTTGGTATGAGTCCGACAAAGTGCGGTTCCGCCAAGGCTCGCCTGAGAAGATTGGTGGCTGGGCGCGTATTTCTACATCTACATTCCAAGGTCTGTGCCGTTCATTGTGGAACTGGATCACGCTAGATAACTTAAATATTATCGGTGTAGGCACTAACTTAAAGTTCTATTTGGAAGTAGGCGGCAACTACAACGACATTACGCCCATTCGGTCGGCAGCCATTCTAAGTAACCCGTTTGCCACAACCAACTTACTTACATTAGTTACAGTCACTGATACAGCCCACGGCGCAATTACAGGTGACTTTGTAACGTTCAGCAACGTAGCTCCCGTGGGGGGCCTTGACTTAAACGGCGAGTATTCTATTACCGTTGTTAATGCTAATACATACACAATCGTAGCGGCTACGGCGGCTACCTCTACTGTGGCGGCTGGTGGTGGAACGACTGTCAATGCCGTCTATCAAATTAACACAGGTGATCCATACGAAATTCCATTATCCGGCTGGGGTGCCGGTACGTGGGGCGCGGGTGTTTGGGGCTTTGGCGGTACGTCTACGTCTGCCCTGCGTTTGTGGAGCCAGAACAACTTTGGTGAAGACTTGGTGTATGCCTACCGTGGTGGCCCAATCTATTACTGGGATGCTGGTTATGGCGTTGACCCATCTTTGGCTTCAATCACCATAGCTTCTCCTGCGGTAGTTACAGCGGCGTTTAGTCTGCCTAATGGCTCTCCAGTCATTCTTACTAACAGTGGTTATCCTGCGGCACTCCCTACAGGCCTGTCACCCGGAACTATTTATTACGTGATTAACTCTAGCGGTAACACGTTTAATCTGGCTTTGACGGTTGGTGGTGCGGCTATTACCACTACAGGAACCCAGTCTGGCGATCACTACATAATGCCCAATGGTATAGACATCGCAAGTTTGGCGGGTGCATCAGACTGCCCAATCATTCAGAACTTTGTATTTGTATCTGACATTAGTCGGTTTGTTTTTGCGTTTGGCTGTAATGATCTAGGATCTACCACGCAAAACCCCATGTTGATTCGCTGGTCGGATCAGGAGTCTGTGGTTAACTGGACACCCTCTGCAACCAATCAGGCCGGTAGTGTGCAGTTGTCGCACGGCTCTAGCATTGTGACTGCCGTTCAGACTCGTCAAGAGATCTTGGTGTGGACTGATTCTGCTATCTATTCTCTCCAATACATTGGCCCACCCGTGGTCTGGTCTAGCCAGTTGATGGGAGATAACATCTCTATCCTTGGTCAGAACGCAGCAACCCAAGCTTCTGGTGTGGTGTACTGGATGGGCGTAGATAAGTTCTATCTTTACGATGGACGTTTACAGACTTTGCCATGCGACCTGCGCCGGTACGTGTACCAAGACATTAACCTTCAGCAAAACCAACAAGTGTTTGCCAGTACAAACGAAGGCTTTAACGAAGTCTGGTGGTTCTACTGCTCGGCTGGTAGTCTGACAGCCAACCGTTATATTGTGTACAACTACCTTGAGAAGATCTGGTACTACGGCACGATGGAGCGTACAGCTTGGTTAGACTCTGGTTTAAGAGACTTTCCTATTGCCGCTACGTATAACTACAACCTGGTTAACCAAGAGTTTGGTTTAGACAATAACGAAACAGGTACGCCGTTGGGTATTGAGGCTTACATATCCTCCTCTGAGTTTGACATTGAAGACGGCGAACACTTTGGTTTTGTTTGGAGAATGTTGCCTGACTTGACGTTCTCAGGATCAGACGCATCTCCTACGCCCGAAGTAACTTACACGCTCTACCCCATGAAAAATTCTGGCTCTGGCACGGGAACGCCGGCAGTGTCTAATGTTGATAAGTTAACCGGTGCTGAGTACACAGTGACTGAAGGCTTTACAGGACAGATTAACACCCGTGTGCGGGGTAGACAGTTAATCTTGAAGGTTAGCTCAGACAATCTAGGAACAGCTTGGCAGTTGGGTGCTACTCGTATTGACATCAGACCGGACGGCAGACGATGAGCTACATCATTACGTCTGACTTTGAACTAAACAAGGTAGCCGCACCTAACCTGCCGCTACCTCCAAACGAGTATGACCGTGTTTATTTTGACCAGATGCTCAATGTGTTGCGTCTGTACTTCAACAGGATTGATGCGCTAACAACCCAGCTGCAAACATCTTCTGGTGGGGCGGGGATACGTTTGCCGTATGGAGCTTTTTCTAGCGATCAGGATCAAACAACAACAGCTAATACGGCTACGTTGATGACGCTCAACACCACAGACTTTACCAACGGCGTCACTATTGCAACTTCTAAAATTACGGTAGCAACTGCCGGTATTTACAACTTGCAGTTCAGTACGCAGTTTGCAAACACAAACAGTAACGTCCAAGATGTCTATATTTGGTTAAAACAAGGCGGTGTAGATATTCCGGGGTCAACTGGTTTTGTATCTGTTCCGGGAAGTCACGGAGGTACGGATGGGCACTCAATTGTTGGCTGGAACTATTTTTTAAGCATGACAGCAAACGACTACGTTGAGATTTATTGGTCTGTGCCTAATGTTGCTGTGACTATTCAACACCTTGCCGCTTCCGGCACACCCACTAAGCCGTCTACGCAGTCGGTGGTGGCTACAATGACATTTGTTTCGGCATTAGCTTAAGGATTTAAAATGCCAGTTGATTATTTTGCACAACAATTTGGAAAAGATGTATTTGAAGATACATCGCCTGCAACTCCAGCGCCCATGCCTACACCCGTGGCAACTACACCAGCTCCTGTAGCGTTGCCTTCTCCAACTCCGCCAGCAATGACGGTTAATGACTTGTACACGCAAGTACTTGGTCGTGCTCCAGATCAAGAAGGCCTTCAGTATTGGCAAGGTGCTTTTGGTGCTGGCCCAGTTACTGCAGATCAGCAAGCCAGTTTTATGCAGGCCGCACAAGGTGAGCTGGCCAATCGTTCGACTCAAGAGCAAGCGCTGTTAGCTCCTAAAGTTGTTGATTCAAC